GTTTCCGGTTTCTTGTAGTTTTTTCCCTTTGTGTGAATCACAATTTATTTGTTTGGTAGAATTGGTAACATTACATTGAATGGGCTGCTTAACGGGTTCGGTTGGTTTTTGTATAGGTAGCTATTTCCATAAATGTGAATATTCACACAATTTGCAATCATCCATTCGTTTCGGTTCATTAACAAAGTTGGTTTTTCAAGCGCCTTAATTAATGGGTGGTTTTCAATTATTTCATTCGTTTTGTAATCTTTGACACGAAACACACCATTCGAAAACATTGTTGCTTTCTTCATTACTGGAATGTAAATTTCGGGCGTTGTTTTGAATAATCGCATTTCATTATCCGAAATTGTTTCATAAACTTCTTGTGGCGTGTTATACGATCCAATAAAATCGTAATAATCATTACCAACATTTAAACCCCTTGTGAATCGGTCAGTACCTTGAAATAAACCACGAATTGCATTACTGAAATTCTGAATTGAAAATAATGGATTTGCCATTTTGTATAAATTTTTACAACAAATATAATTGTATTTAACATAATATTGTAAATTTGTCAAAAGTCTATTTAACATAACATGAAAAAAGACACGTCAAAACTAACTGAAGAACAGATAAAAGCTATCAAAGCGGATAAGCAAAAAGCTGTGGATTCACAACAAATTGTAAGAAAATGACAAAAGCAGAAGAAATTCAACACGTTTGGAAAAATCGTGATTTAATCATTGCACAAAAAACGAATACAATCAAACGTGCTGATGTTGTTTACCATACAAAAAAGGAAGATGACGAATCAAACGGTGTGAACAAGGCGGGTGTTGATGTTACTATTCAAGATCCTAGCATCTTAAACGCGAAATTAGTAATCAACACAACAAACCTTGTTGATTCGCACATGGATTGCCACATCAAAGGACTTTGGAAAAAATCACTTTCAGAAACTAAACAACTTTTGTTGCTTCAGGAACATGAAATGGAATTTGATAAAATCATTGCTGATTCGTTGGTTGACAAATTGAACGCGTACACTGAACAAATGACTTTCAAGTCGCTTGGATTTAATTATCCAGGAAACACAGAAGCATTGATTTTTGACGTGCAAATCAAAAAGGAAGTGAATGAAAAAATGTTTGATTTATACCGAAAAGGACGAGTAACACAACATTCAGTTGGAATGCGTTATGTGAAATTATTCCTTTGCATCAATTCAGAAGAACCAAATTATTCAAGCGAAAAAGCGAATTGGGACAAATACTATTCTGAAGTAGTGAACAAAGAATTGGTAGATCAAAAAGGATTCTTTTGGGCTGTAACCGAAGCGAGAGTAATTGAAGGTTCAGCAGTTGTGAAAGGTTATAGTGAAGACGGAATTAAAGGACTTTCACCGCTTGAAGCCTTACAAATGCCCATTACAAACGCGCGTGCTGGTTATGGATTCAACAACGTTAACTTAGCTAAAAAGGGCGCACTTGGCTTAATCACTCCCGTTGGTGGTGATTCAATTGGAACGAAGAATTTAACCGAAGAATCACAACAAGACCTTGAAAAACAATTCACAGAAACACATGGAATATTCGAAGGCCAAACACCCGTTAAGTTTTCGAAACAACCGATTGACTACAAAAATCTAAACTATCCAATCAAGGAACAAATGATATTTGAAACGATCAACCACACAATGCAGAAAGTCATTGATGCAATTGGATTGAATGAGAATATCTTTTCACGTGATAAACAAAGCACATTCACAAACATGAATGACGGCCTTAAAATGGCTTACCAAGATTCAATTATTCCATTTGCGGAATTATTCTGTTTTGCTTTGAATGATTCGCTTGGTTTGTTTGATATGGGAATTTATATTGAATTGGATTATTCACACATTCCAGCATTACAAGAAAACCAAAAAGATGTTGCTCAAAACGCTAAAATGAAAGCTGAAGCAATTCAAGGACTTGTTTCTTTGGGTTACTCAACCCAAGAAGCTGAAACGCTTTTAAATATTCAACAACAATAAAAACGCAACATTTGCCTTTTTAACCCACTTTAATCGGTGGGTTTTTTGTTGAATTAAAAAAGCGACACCCCCGAAGAGATGCCGCCTTTTCAACTTATGAACACGAATCGACTGCTAATATACAAATGTTTTTGGATTTACGACAATCTTATTATTTCTTCCCTTTGAAGATACAATGCCACATAACGGCACGCATCCATGCAATTATGGACCAATATACCATTTGCAAAATATTCATGTACATCTTCAACCATTAAATCAAAAACATCTTCGGTCCAAGAATCAATTACTTTTACATCCACAAGTTTTTGTTTTTGAATACTTGTTAATGATGAAAGTATTTCCGCATCGTGCGCATTTTCTTTCGACGTCATCAAATCCATTATCTCGCCTAAACTTAGACTTGCATTTGTTATGGCAAAATCTTGAATGATATGATTTTGGCTTAAATTCATTTCCACACTGTTCACACTTTTTTGGTTCGTGTTCAACCATTCCAAATCCTTTGTTTTTTGCGTGTTGTCTATGCCATTCTCTACCTTCTTCGGACCTATGCCATTCTTTTGCGCTTTCAATTCCTTTTGCGTGAAATTCTTTAGCCCATTCAGGATTTTCTTTAAACCTCTTTTTTGATGTATGTCGCGCATGAAGTGAACGAAGGACCAAGTTGAGGTTTTCGATTCTATTGTCTGTTGTGTCGTTGTTGACGTGGTGGATGTCATATCCTTTTGGAATTGGTCCGTTGTAAAATTCCCAAACAACCCTATGAAGCCTTTTAATGCCTTTGCTGAAATACCTTTCATCTTTGTATAGATAGTAGGTTTTTCCGTTAAATTCTTGTGTAGGAATAACACATTCCCCGCTTTTAAATTCTGAATTTGTACCCATTCGTTTTCCGTTTTAATTCTATGCGTTTCTGTTGAACACAAATATACGGTTTTTTTAGTATCGAATAGCATCGAGTATTTATTTACTTGTTTCTTTCCGTTACGGAATTTATGAAGAACTTTTTTATAACCTTTTGATGTTAGGACCAATTCACCCGCTTCAATGTCTTTTATTTGTTTTGGCCCATTAATCGTTTGAATCAATGTGCTACCAATAAAACAGTGATTATCTTTATCCTCTGGCTCTTCCAAAACCGTTCCATATTTATCGACTTTGCGCGAATAGTTTTCTTGTTCGTATGCAATATTTTTACTTGATGAAGTGTAAAACACTTTTAAGTTTTCGAGTAAATCAATTCCATCAATGATACTTCCTCCTGGTTTGCTCGCTGCTTCTGCGTAATCATATCCGATTCTTCGAAGTGCTGCAATTTTACGCGGTCTATTTGAATCGCAAATAATTGTGCTTTTCTTTGATATGCCTAATCTGTCGAAATACCATTTCACCAAACCTTCATCCATTGATTCCTCATCTTGTTCATTCAATGTAATTCGTTCTTGTGCTTTGAGATTTTCCCGAATCTTGTTTTCGCTCAAATAGTTTAATTCGTTCAAATACAAACAGCCGTCTTGATATTTCACTTCAAGAATTGCCCACGGATCAAGTTTACCCCAGTCATTACCAATATAAATTGGCGCATTTATTTCATTGTATTCATGGTCTGGAATTTCCTTCCAATTGAATATTCTGTTCGGTTTCTCTGATTTTTCCCCTAATCCGTACACTTGCCAATTGAAACGGTTTGAAGTTCCATAGCTATCATTTAAAACGCACCTAGTTAGTTCGTTTAATTGCTTTTTACTGAAGTTTAAAGGATTTTCTATTGCGTTGTATTCTCTAGCTTGTTTCTCATTAATTAAGCCGTTTAAAACAACATCTGTAAATTCAATTGGTTGATAGCTTAAAATCTTATTTCGTTGCTGTTCTGGACAAAATGGATTGTCTTTGAATGTAGAATGAATTACAATTGCATTTTCAAGTTTTGACAATGTGTCAATCCAATGTCCGTTTTTTGGATTCCAATCAATTAGAATGAATCCACTTGTACGCATATCAATCTGGTCGAATGTTTCCTTGCTGATTTTGTAAGGTTCGTTAAAATGCGCAACATCACCCTGAAAACCATGAACACGGTTTTCGTCATCGCCACCACAAATTTCAATAGTTGATTTATTTGGGAACGTATAAATGCTTTCGGTCTTGTTGAAAATTACATTCTCATTATTTGGAAAATTCACGATTGCTTTTCTGAAATCCGCAAGCACTGTATTTTTTGTGTCTTGTTTCGTTTCACGCCAAATTGAAATACGCATATTCGGATTTTCAGAAGCAAACAAATAATGCGCTTGTAAGATTGAATACGTTTTAGAACTTCGTGAACTTCCCGTATTGATTATGTATTTATACTTTCTGCTTCCATCTGGATTTTTAGCATTTATCGCTTCCCAAATTTTACCGAATACAATAGTCGCTTGCATATTTTATTCCTTATCATCCTCATCCGTTGGCTTGACAATTTCAACTTTGATTGTGTTTGCGCTTGGTAAATCTTTTCCGTTGGTTGTAACATCAATCTTTTGATTGTCCGCATATCGTTGCGACATTTTGCCAAGCACCCATTTACGCGCATCAATTTGCAATCTGTTACGTTGCACAATATTGTGATTAATTTGTGGTTCGCCCGTTATTGGATCGTGCTGAATGTCTTCACCTTGTGAATCTGCAATTTCTAAAATCTCTTCAAAAATTCGGTCTGCTCTAATTTCCCTCGCGCGCGTGTATGTGTCAAATAAATCTGGATTGTTATTCAACTCCAAATAAAAACTACCTCTTGGCATTCCTATTTTTTCACACGCTTTGTTAAGTGGCAAAGATTCATTTTCAATCAATGCCACTACTTCAAAAGCAAGTTGCGAATTGTTACCCTTTGGCGCTCCCATAAAGTGTGTATTCGTTATTGAAAATGTTTCTCATTTTATTGATGAATCGTTTAAATCTTGAAATTTTCTTCTTTGGTGGTAATTGATTGGGATGGTCGATAATGTACAAAATTGATAAACCCAAAGGCAGCCTTGAAACTTCCCTTCTGAATTTTCTGTTTCGTTGTACTTCAAGGAAAATGTATTCTCCAATCTTTTCTTTTTGCGTGTCGTTAAGTTCCAAATTCATGTTATTTTTTTGTTTGGCGGTTAATAATAACAAAGATAGTCAAAATCTGAATTAAAACGAATAGTAAAACCCACCATGAAAAAAAGTAGAATAGAACTAAATTGAACCACACAAAAACAAGTGATACAATGTGGCGTTTCATCATTTCATTTTGAGTAATCCACATTTGAAGTGAAGGAAACCCAAGCCAAAAAATGGGTAAATGAATCAGTCTGCATTGAACG